TATCCCGCAATTGAATTTGGGCGATCTGGTCAAAGCCATTGATCCAACTATTGCCGCCGAGAATGCGCCAACGCCAACGCCAAAACAAACCGCAACACCCAAACCAGAAAAAGAGAAAATAGGAGAACCAGTATGATATTCGACCTCATGAAACCACGATACGAATTGCCGATCACCCCTGCGGAAAAGGGCTTAACCTACGCTCAGCCGGAACCCGGAAAAATTGAGAGGCGCGACATCGAAAAAACTTTTGCTCGCCTATTCTCAACCGATGACGGCCAAAAAGTCCTCGCCCACCTACAGGTCATAACCTTTCAACGGGCAATGGGGCCGGGCGTTGCCGATGAGCATTTACGCTATATCGAGGGACAACGCTCCATGGTCGCAACCATCCTGCGCCTCATCGACCGTGGCAGAAAACCGAGATAGTCAAAACCCAAATTTAATACTCAACCAAAGGAGAAAACCAAATGACAAACTTACTCATCGAAGATGTCGACCCATCCATCGTCCCCGACAAATTCAAAAACCCGGAAACAGGGGCAATCCGCCTCGATGCGCTTGTGAATTCATACGGGGAATTGGAAAAGAAAATGTCGGAAAAACCAACGCATAACGCCCCCGCATCGCATGAGGATTATTGCGTTAATTGCGACCACGGCATGTTCCAACCCGACAATGACATCAACCAACGCCTCCACGCCAAGGGCATGAGCCAAGAACAGGTGCAGGAAGTCTATGATCTTGCGGCTGAAAAAATGGTGCCAATGGTCAAACAAATCGCGGGCGATTTCAGCGCCGATCATGAAGTCGAAAAGCTGATCAATCATTTTGGCGGCGCCGATCAATGGAAAGAAGTCTCCCGCCAGCTATTGGCATTTGGAAACCGCAACCTTCCCGCTGATGTGCTTGAAAATCTATCAAGCTCCTATGAGGGTGTGCTTGCGCTGCATAAAATGATGCAATCCGAAGAACCATCAATGAAAAAACAAACCGCCAACCCATCGAAAACAGGCAGCGAAGATTTACAATCCATGATGCGTGATCCCAAATATTGGCGTGACAAAGATCCCGCCTTTGTTAAAAAGGTGACCGAGGGATTCCAAACGATATACGGTGAATAACAAGATAAGCCCCGATCACATGATTGGGGCTTTTTTTTATTAATGCGCGAGCTGGGATTCTGCGAATTTTGAAGAGACATAATCATCAACGACCAATTGCAAACCTTTGCGCATTGTGTCGCTTAAAGGATCAAATTCAAATGCAATGCGATCATTGCTCTTGCGAACAACCCGCGCAGTATGCGGCAAATCAATCACATCATTGCTTAGCTTAAATTTCATGGTGACATCAACCGTTGTGTTCACACCAAAGCCCCGCGAATCGCCGTTGACAGCAACACCGCCCATTGACCAATTTTCAACAGGATAAATTTGACCATCAATAACAACAGCTGAATTATCACAAGAACGTCGCGAAAACCGCCTGCGCGTGGAATATTGCTCATTGGTGTTTTCCGCTTTTAAACCTGAAAAGAGTGTTTCAAACATATGTGCTCCCCGTGCATGTCTATTATTGATTAAATGCATTATAAGGATTCGATCATAAAAATGCAAGTTCACACAAAATAACCCTTGACATTATAGGAATAATATCCTATATTTAAATCATCAACACCACCAATGTATCTTAAAACATGCGGTTAACGCGGATTGCACCCCTACGGTGTTTATTCATGCGCCCGCATGTTTCTCGCGTATGGCCGTTCTTAAACGATGAATGAAAACCACAGAGGGCCGAGCCTCAACCCCCGAACATAACCCATTAAAAACAAAAGGATAAATTTATGTCTACATCAATAGATCAGGCCTTCATCAAGCAATTCGAACGCGAAGTGCATGAAGCCTATCAGCGTCAGGGATCAAAACTGAGAAACACTGTACGCACCATTTCAAACGTCAATGGCAGCTCGGCAGTCTTCCAAAAAGTCGGCGTGGGAACGGCCTCAACAAAATCCACACACGGTCTCGTCCCTGTTATGAACCTCGATCATTCCAATATCGAAGTCACACTTCAAGATTATTACGCGGGCGATTGGATTGACCGCCTTGACGAGCTAAAAATCAACATCGACGAACGCCAAGTCATCGCCAGCGCAGGTGCAAATGCATTGGGCCGTAAAACCGATGAACTGATCATCGACCAACTTGCCAGTGCGTCGGCGACCACAATTGCGGATGGCAATATCGGCCTCACCAAAGATAAAATCCTCAACGCATTCGAAAGCTTTGGCGAAAATGATGTGCCTGATGACGGCCAACGTTTTTGTATCGTCGGATGGAAGCAATGGAGCGAGCTACTCTCAATCGATGAATTCGTAAAGGCGGACTACATCGGCAATGACGCCCTGTCATTTGCATCCATCACACAAGCCAAAATGTTCCTCGGCACAATATTCATTCCGCATTCCGGCCTTCCGATTGATGGAAATGATATCCGATCATGTTTCTGGTATCACAAAACCGCAGTCGGTCACGCAAGCGCATCCGATGTGGAAACAGATGTCAGCTGGCACGGCGACCGCGCCGCACATTTTGTGAACAACATGATGAGCCAGGGCGCAGGCCTAATCGACGAAAACGGAATCATCACAATCAATTGTGACGAAACTCCCGATTAAATCTTAATCCCCTCCCTGTGTCATCCTGAAGGGCTTTAGACCTGAAGGATCTCCTAAATCAATGAGATCCTTCGCTGCCGCTCAGGATGACATTCTTTAAATTTGAAAGGAACACCCATCATGGCTTTTAACCCATCAGATATAAGCGTACTCGCCTACGCCAATAACTTCACGCTGTGGCACGTCGCCACAACGGATGCCGACGTAACAACCGAAGGCTATTTCGATACAGCCGCCGAATTGTTGCGCGTCAATGACCTCGTGATCGCGAATGTCGATACCGATGGAACCCCCGCCACGACGTTCTATGTCGTCACCGGCAATAGCGGCGGCAATGTGACAATCGCAGCTTACGCATAAGCGCGATATCCTCCAAAGCATAGCATTGCCATTGGCTGGAGCGCGGATCATCCCTTCGATCACCACGCAGCTCGCCAGCCCTATGCCATGGATCCATCGTATACGACCCTTGGCCGCCGCAAGATCTGCGGCCAAATAACGGTGCAGCCCTGACCCTTCCTGTCCTCTCACAAAAGGGCAGGGCTGCATTTTTTTTAATTCATAAGGAGACCCAATATGGCACTCAACGACGTGGCATTGTGTTCACGCGCGCTCATTCGCATTGGCGCCGCACCCATTACATCATTCAACGGCGGCACCGCCGAAAGCGAAATCGCAGGGGCGCTATACGGCTCAACCCGTGACGCGCTGCTCTCTGCCTATCGCTGGAGTTTCGCCAGCGCGCAGCTTGCCCTCTCACAACGCGCAGCCGACCCCATCGCCGATTACAGCTTCGCTTACCAACTGCCCAATGACTTCCTGCGCGCCGTCTCGGCTGGAACAGGTGCGCGGGGGCGTGGCCTCAATTACCGCATCGCCCGAGGCGCGCTTAACACCAACGCAAGCGCAGTTGTGCTGACCTATATTTTTCGCCCCGATGAGGCAGAATTCCCGCCTTATTTTGACCAAGCGCTCATCGCGCGGCTATCGGCGGAATTCACAATCCCCATCACCGAAAGCACAAGCCGCGCCGAAAGCCATTTCCGTATCGCCGAAAACGAATACGAACGCGCCCGCCAAATCGACGCCCAACAAGATACTCCCAATAGAATCGAAAACTTTTCTCTCATTGATGTGCGTGATTAGGGATTCAATAATAGCTATATATGCATTTATATTGACTTTTTGATTGTGTGTGTTTACATATTTTTAAATGAGCGCAGAACGCAGCAATCCCGAACTTGATTTATCATCTGTATTCCGTCATCCGGAAATGGAAAATCTTGTGTATGCATTGCTGAGTGACCCGAGCCATTTCTTTGACGTTTTATCAGAAACTGACTTATCTGTATTTGATGATGGAAACCCAGAAATGCAGAACAGAGTTTTATCTGCGGGGTTCAAAAAAGCTGCAAATCCGGGGGTCGTTGACATTGTAACCTTACTGCGTGCACATCCTAGAGAAACGATAAGTCTTTTCTTATGGGCGAAAGAACTATCCGAAGGTGTGCCTGATTTAGAAGCCAGCATTAAACCAGATGATCCAATCATGGAGTTTTTCGCCAAAGTTGGTTTCTTGAACGAACGGGCGACTGGCCCTGCTAACTCGGTCTTTGAAATCTTGGGGCTTGAAATCCCTGAGCGTATGGGACGAATGAGAACACCAAGGCGTCAACAATTGCTTGATATTCAAGGGCCTTCACGCTCATAAAACGCGCTGCAAAGATAATGTAATCCCCGAAAGCCCCGCCATCAAGCGGGGTTTTTTCATGCCCACATTTCAGTCTTAAAAAGGAATAACAATGACCCGAATTCGTGAAACAAAAACCACATTCACCGCTGGCGAGGTTTCGCGTGAGCTCCTTGGTCGCGGTGATCTTCGTGCCTATGAAAACGGTGCGCTTGCCCTGCGCAATGTGTTCATCAACCCGACGGGCGGCGTCACCCGTCGTGCCGGTCTTGGCTATATTGACACCGCACCCGGCGACGGCAAGCTAATCGCGTTTGAATTCAATAGCGAGCAAACATCGCTCCTTGTCATCACTGATGAACAAATTGATATCTATACAGGCGGCGTGAAAGAGGCGAGCATTTCGGCCCCGTGGACAGCGGCGCAAATCGACCAGCTCGCATGGACGCAAAGCGCCGATACGCTGTTGCTCACCCACCCCGATGTGTCGCCGAAAAAGCTGGTGCGCAGTGCCAATGCTTCATGGAGCCTCAACGATTGGGTGTTCTTCATCAAAGATAACATCAAAAGCCAGCCCTATTACAAATTTGCCGCCAGCAATGTCACCCTCACACCCAGCGCAACCAGTGGAAGCATCACCCTCACCGCGTCTGAGGGTGTTTTTACGCTCGCGCATGAAGGAACACGCTTGCGCGTTGCGGGCAAGGAAGTCGAAGTCACCGATTACGACTCTCCAACCGTTATAAGGGTAAGTGTGCTGGAAGAATTACCAAACACCGACCCGACAATTGATTGGTTCGAACAAGCCTTTAGCGCCGCCCGCGGATATCCAGTGACCGTGGCATTCCACCAAGATCGCCTTGTCATCGGTGGCTCGCGTGATTTGCCCAACCGCCTCTGGTTTTCAAAATCTGGAGATTTGTTCAATTTTGACCTGGGCGAGGGATTGGACGATGAAAGCATCGAGTTTTCAATCCTCTCCGCTCAGGTCAATGCAATACGCGGCATATTTTCCGGTCGCCATCTACAGGTTTTTACATCGGGCGCGGAATGGCAAGTCACGGGAGATCCGCTCACGCCGTCATCGGTGCAAATTCGCCGCCAAACCCGCATCGGATCGCGCATCGACAGATACGTGCCGCCAACAAATGTAGACGGCGCAACGTTATTCATCGCGCGCAACAAACAAGAGGTGCAGGAATTCCTTTATACCGATCTGGAGCAAGCCTATAAATCTAGCGACCTCGCGCTCTTGTCAAAAAGCGTGATCATCGACCCTATAGATATGGATTACGATTCAAAACGCAGGCTTTTATTCCTCGTGCGCAGCGACGGAAAATTTGCCGCCCTGACTGTGTTTCGCGCGGAAAGCGTGGCAGCATGGACACTGCATAATACGCTGGGGCAGGTTAAATCGGTTGCGGTTGTCGGCGATGATGTCTTCATGCTGGTTGAGCGCGGCGGCGCGTTCCTCGTTGAGCAGCTAGACGACGCCCTCAACCTCGACAGTGCATTAACGGGCGAGATTGCCTCCCCCGCAACCCAATGGTCAGGATTAGATCATCTGAACGGCGAGAGCGTTTCAATTGTGGCCGATGGTGAGGTTAAGCAAAACCAAATCGTCACCAGCGGCCAAATCACATTGGACGAGCCCGCCAAGGCAATCCAAATCGGTTTGCCATACACCCATATCATCGAACCCCTCCCGCCAAGCGAGCTGGGCGCGGCAGGGGGGGGGCGGCGTATTCGTCTGGTCGAGGGGCTGTTTCGCCTGCAAGATACACAAAGCTTGCGGCTGGATGTCGGGCGCGGGCTGCATGATATTGCCCTGCGTCAGCTTGGCGAAGACCCCATCCTCGACAGCGCCCCACCCAGCGTCAGCGGCGATATCCGTGTGCGCGCATTGGGCTGGCAACCTGACGGTACGCGAGCCTTGTGGCGCATCGAACAAGACGTACCACTAGCCTTCACCCTGCTATCGGTCACCACCGAGATTAAGGTGAATGATTAATGATACTTGCTTTATAGTCTCAATTGTGATTACATTATGAAAAATATAGGTGAGAAATGGCTATAAGCATAAAATTTGACGAGCAATCAGTTCTGCCGGAATTGGCGCGACAATTAGTTGATACATTGAAGAAAAACCCAGCAGCAGTTGTGTTGGGCATAGAAGATGATGGATCGAGAGCAGATATAGTCTTTGGTTTGGATGGCACTCCTTCAACAGAAGAGCGATTTATATATACGGACGTAGATGTATTGGTTGGGGCAAAGGCGCATTGTGCAAGTAAAGAGCCCGAGTTTACGCCCCAGTTACAAGGTTACATTGAGAGAGTATCCGCACTTGTGAATAGTCCTGCGGGGCCGATAAGAAGCCCAGGATCTTTAGCGCGTCAAGCACCAGAGCCATCAACGTCATTAGATTAAACAAAATTACTAAGCATTAACCAAAAGCAGCCTTTTTAGGCTGCTTTTTTTTATTCCAAAAAAGGAGAAAACACATGGGAGCAATCACCCCAATTGCAAGCGGCCTAACAACGCTTGTCGGTGCGCTTGGCACTGCAAACCAACTCGCGGGGACAATCCAAACTCTGAGCGGTAATAGCCCGCAGCGCCAAGAACAAGATTTAGCGCTCAAGCAATTGCAGGAGCGTCAAACACTGAGCGCCGCCCAGCTCGCGCAGGACAACGCGCTAGAGCGCGAGCGCATCGCCTTGCAAGGGGCGCAAGATGAGGACGATCGCCGCGCCGCTCTACGCCGCGCTGTCGCCCGTCAACGCGCCAGCTTCGGCGCGAGCGGTATCAGCCAAGATAGCGGCGGCTCATCACAGGCGGTCTTGCTTGGTCTGTTCGATGAAACAGAAACCGACCTCGCACAGCGCGAGCAGCTCGACACACTGCGAAACCGCGCCCTTGATTTAGACAGCGCCCAAAACAAAAGCCTTAACCTGCTTCAGGCAACCCAGCTCAAACAACGCCAAGACCTCAACCGCTTATTCTAGGAAATTCATCATGCCCGAACACGTTAAAGTGCCGGACATAACGCCAATCACGCGTTATGTCGCTAATGGCACGCAAACTGATTTCTCATACCCATTCCCGATTTTCGCCTCCGAAGACCTCGCTGTCTATATTGATGGCGCACGCCAGGCAAGCGGCTATACGATCAATGGCGCAGGACAAAGCATGGGCGGAAGCGTTACATTTGATACCGCGCCCGCTATGGATTCCGTCCTCACATTTGCCCGTGAGCTAGCCATCGAGCGTATAACCGACTTCCTTGAAGGCGGGGATTTCAGCGCGCAATCCATCAATAACGAACTTGACTATATGGTCGCCGCCCTCCAACAGGTCAGCCTTGAAAATACGGCAATGCTCCGCTATAGCGACAATGAAGCCCCCGCGAAAACCGAGCTACCCGCGCGCAACCTCCGCGCCAATAAAGGCCTCGGCTTTGACGGCAATGGCAACCCGATCGCGCTAGATTTAAGCGGCGCGGCTGCGTCCCCCGATTTCACCGCAAGCGGGACAGGCGCATCAACACGCACCGTCACCGATAAGCTGGGCGACGCGGTATCAGTTAAAGATTTCGGCGCAAAAGGGGACGGCCTGACCAATGACACCATCGCCATTCAAAATGCCCTGGCCGCAAATGACAGCGTATTCTTGCCCGCGGGTGAGTATCTTATCAGTGGCACAATCACGATCACGGCGCGAAAAGCGTTAATCGGCGCAGGGCAGAAATCGGTGCTGAAATGCAATGGTCAAAATTTCAACGCCGTTGAGATCACCGAGGATCATGCCGCCCTCCATAATTTGCGCATCATCGGCGGTGATATCGGCATTAAGCTGTTTGGCAAAACCCGCCCATGCGTACAAACCGCCATCAGTGATATAACGATTGTCGGCCCCAATATCGGCGTACAATTAGATGGCTATAACAACACCAATTTCCCCTGCTATTGGAACACGTTAAGCCGCGTCCTTGTGGAGCAGTTTAAGCTGCACGGTTTCCACCTCACGCGCAGCGGGGCGGGGGACACGCCAAACGCCAATAAATTCCACGCATGCCGCGCATATTCCCTCGGCGAGCCATCAACGGGGCATGGCTTTTACATCGAAGAAGGGCGCTTTAACAACTCCCTCATCGACTGCGAAGCCAATGTCAACGGCACCGCACAAGGGTGTTTCACGATTGGCGCGGGCTGCGATAAAACCTTGCTCATTAATCCCTATGCGGAGAGTTTTAACAGCGTCCCCAATATCAAGCTTGAGGCAGGATCAATCGAAACCTCGATCTTTAATCTGCTTTCGGTCAGTGACGGCGCGGCCATTTGGGATTTGTCCGGCGGGGAATATACCGCCTATAACGCGGGCTTTCCTTATAAGAACCGC